TAATTTTTTTCATTTGAAAAGGGTAGTCTTAATTGATTACCCTTTTTTTTGTTTTAAATAAATAAAAATACAAACTTTTAGTATTATATATATATGAAACATTTGTTACCTACATCTGATGCACAAACAATAAAGATTATACCAAGAGTATATTCAACAAGTGTTACCATAAAACTAAGAGATGATAGTACAAACAATGAAGTAACAATTTTACCAACTGCTATAATCAATAAAAATTATGTTGAGTTGTCAAATGTTTATACATTAATTGAGGGTAGGTTTTATGATTTAAAAGTTTATAATGGTCAAGGATCAATAACAGAAGCAGATATTATTTACAGAGATAAAATATTTTGTACTGCACAATCAACAAACCAATCTAACAATGAACACTATACAATAAACAAAGATGTGTACAAAGAAAAGAGTGGTAATAACGATTTTATAATACTATGAGTAAACGTATAAATAAATACAGAAAAACAACACCATCAAAAGCATCTAGCTCAAAAGTTAGTTTTGTTAATTTATCATCTTACACATCTCCAGAGATTGTAGAAACAAAGAATAAAGAATGGGTTGAATTTGGTGCTGACAACAATTATTTTCAGTTCTTAATTGACAGAGCAAACGGAAGTGCTACATCAAGTGCTTGTATTACTGGTATATCTCAAATGATATATGGTAGAGGATTAGATGCAACAGATAGTTCAAAAAGACCAGAGCAATATGCAAGAATGTTATCTTTATTTAAGAAAGATGATGTAAGACGTTTTGCATACGATTTAAAGCTAACTGGACAATGTGCAATACAAGTAATATACTCAAAAGATAGAAAGTCTATTGCTAAAGTAGAACACCTGCCAATTGAGACTTTAAGAGCAGAAAAATGTGGAGCAGAAGATAAACAAGTACAAGCATATTACTACCATCCAGATTGGGTTAATATAAAGCCATCTGAGAAGCCTTTAAGAATACCAGCCTTTGGTATATCTGATACACCTAAACCAATTGAGATATTATATGTTAAACCTTATGAAGCTGGAATGTATTACTATAGTACACCAGACTATCAAGGTGGGTTACAATATGCAGAGTTAGAAGAAGAAGTATCTAACTATCATTTAAACAATATAATGAATGGACTTGCTCCATCAATGTTAATCAACTTTAACAACGGAGTACCAGACGAAGAAAAACAAACCTTAGTTGAGAATAAAATAAAAGCTAAGTTTAGTGGATCGTCTAATGCTGGTAAATTTATACTTGCTTTTAACGATGATAAAGAATCAGCAGCAGATATAAATCCAGTACAATTATCAGATGCACATAACCAATATCAATTTCTTTCTGAAGAATCACAAAAGAAGATAATGATATCACACAGAATTGTATCTCCTATGTTATTAGGTATAAAAGATTCAAGTGGTTTTGGTAACAATGCAGAAGAATTAGAAACTGCAACAGTATTAATGCAGAACACAGTTATAATACCTTTTCAAGAGCTTTTAACTGATGCCTTTGACAAAATACTTGCTTTTAACAATATTAGCTTAAACCTATATTTTAAGACGTTACAACCATTACAATTTATTGACTTAGAAAATGTAAAAGACGAAGAAACAAGAGAGCAAGAGACTGGTGTTAAGATGTCAAAAGTATTTTCTGATTTAGAAGAATTTGGAGAAGATGAAGATTTAGAGAATTGGGAATTAATTGATGAAAGAAAAGTTGATTACGATACAGAAGATGAATTAGACGAAGAATTAAATAAATTAAACAATCCTAAATTATCTTTATTATCAAAGGTTTGGAATTTAGCAACAACTGGAACTGCTAGACCAAATGCAAAGAGTGAACAAGATGGAGAGAATGAAGAAGGAGTACAATTTAAAGTAAGATATCAATATGCACCTTTAAGAACAAGTAACAATAGTAGAGAGTTTTGTTCAAAAATGGTTGCAGCAAAAAAGATATACAGAAAAGAAGATATTCAGCAAATGAGCCAAAAAGCAGTTAATGCTGGTTGGGGTTTAAACGGAGCTGATACTTACGATATATGGTTGTATAAAGGTGGTGGAGATTGTCATCATTTTTGGATGAGAAAAACATATAGAGCAAAGAGTGCTAAGACAAAAGCTGACGTTGGTAATCCAAATGCTGAGGTAAGTGTAAACAAGGCAAAAAAAGAAGGATTTAAACCAGAGGTAAATGCAAAAGAAGTTGCAAAAAGACCAACGGATATGCCAAATAACGGATTTGTAAATAAAAAGAGATAATAGATGGCAACTGCATTATTTATAAGTAGAACAGATTTAGTAAAGAATAGTATTGTTGATGGAAACGTTGATACAGATAAATTTATACAATTTGTTAAGATTGCACAAGAGATACACATTCAAAACTATTTAGGAAGTAAGTTGTATGATAAAATATCAGCAGACATAATTGCAGATACTTTAACTGGTAACTATTTATCTTTAGTTACAGACTATGTACAACCAATGTTGATTCATTACGCAATGGTTGATTATTTACCATTTGCAGCATACCAAGTAAAGAATGGTGGAGTGTTTAAACACACATCAGAAAATGCTGAAAGTGCTTCAAAAGATGAAGTTGATTTCTTAGTACAAAAACAAAGAGACTTTGCAGAATATTATTGTCGCAGATTCATTGATTACATTTGTTTTAATAGCACTTTGTTTCCAGAATACACAAGTAATACAGATTCTGATGTATATCCAGATAAAGATGTAAATTCTTCAAACTGGGTATTATAATGGGTAGATACAAACCAAAGAAACATAATATTGTAAAGTTAAAAAAATACTTAACAAAAAAGACAAAAGATGGCAAACGAAATATATCCAGTTAGTTGGTGGGGTAATCCAGTTCAGAATGGCTGGGGTGGTATTTATTATGATTTTGCATACCCAAGTGCAATACCTAGTTTATTAACTACATTACAAGCAAGGGCTTCTTATTACGAGAATGTAACTTGTACAACTGCAACATTAACCACAATAGAAAACATAGAATAAGATGGCAGATAATTTATTAGATAAAGCATCAATATTACTTACACCAACTGCATACGACAATGGTAGTATGTTAAGTATAAAGCCAGAGAATGGAGATGGAGATTTTGACTTTGAAAGAAATTCTGCTGCAACTAGAGTTAATGCACAAGGTTTAGTAGAGAATGTACAGATAATCAGTTCAGAGTTAGTTTCAAATGGTAACTTTTCACAGATAGGTCCAGAAGAAGTATTAAACGGAAACTTTTCACAAGAGGGCTCGGAAGTTAGTAGCGATGTAGGTTTTGATAATCCATCTAATTGGACATTAACTGGGCAATCAACTGTTTCAAACGGCAAAGCACACATAATACAAGATGATACTTCAAACACTGGTGTAATTGCTAATACGACAATAACAAACAAAACGTATAAAATAACTGGTGTTGTTTCTGATTATGTTAGTGGTTCTGTTGGTTTTGCTTCTATCGGAAGCACAACACCTAGAGAATTAATACCAACTCAAAATGGAGAATTTACTATTTATTACACCTCCACGAGAAGCGTACCAAGTGAATGGAATATACAAAGAATTGCATCTCCTTGTAATTTAAAAATAGACAACGTATCTGTTAAAGAATATCTTGGTCAAGAAGTAGTACCAGATAGTGGTTGTGGAAGTTGGTTATTAGAGCCGCAGAGTACGAATTTGGTTAATAATTCCGAGCTATTAAACACGTATTTTAATTACAAGATAGATACAACAATAACTGATAATTACGGAACTTCGCCAAGTGGAGAGACAAATTCTTCTAGAATACAGTTTGCAGACGAAACATCTTTTTGTTATAGTGCAATAAGTGTATCAACAGACCATACCTCAAGCGTGTTTGTTAAAGGTATTAATGGTGAGACTGTAAGATTTGGTATTGGAACAAATGTAACAACTGGTGATTTATTTACCTTTAATGGTTTATGGCAGAGAATTGATTTTACTGCATCTAGTGCAACTCAAATATTCTTTTCTAGTTATGGAGGA